TCCCATCATCAGCAGCCGCGATGCCAGCACCACCGCCAAGTTCGTTCCCGTTATGCCCAACATGGATGAACTGATGATGCTGCCCTATATGGAACGCATCAACAGCGACATCAACGCTTCCTATGGCGTGATGCCGTTAATCGTCGGTAACATACAGGGCGTTGGCGGCCTTAACAGCGAGGGTGAACAGGTAACAATCTTCGACCGCACAATCCGCGAAACGCAGCGTATGATAGAAGAAGGCTTCCTCAAGCCGCTGCTGAAGCTGCTGGACATCAGCACTTGGGCGGTACGCTTCAATGACATTAATGAACGCAATGAAACGCAGCGCCTCAATAACCTTCAGGTAAAGGCCAACATCCTCACCTCCCTGCAATCTGCGGGCATAGAGGTGGACATAGATGAGAATGGCGAACTGGTCTTCCCAAAGACTGCGGAGGTGGTGCAACAGGATTTTCCAAGTCATTTCCCGGTGTCGCCGGAGGCCAAGGCGCCAAGCGGACCAGCGGATATATTGAACGAGTTGCCGGAGAACTCCGCGGAGTAGTCCGCGAGGAACTGATACCGCTGCGCGCATTGCGCACGGAAACTGAACTACGCGCGTCTGTTGATGACTTGGCAATCCTGCTGTCTAACAAGATGAAGGGTGCTGTTGATGATGACATCACTAATACCTTCAAGCACGGGATGATGACGGCATTCGGGGAACTGCGCGGCACGGAAGCGAAGGCCGAGATGGGAACCGATGACAAGGAACTGGTGCGCAGCCTTCAGGGCGAACCGCACTTCTCCCGCGGCTTCAACAACTATCAGGGCGACCTGCGTGATTCCTTACAGCGCACGATTACTGTTGGAGTGGCTGAAGGCAAGTCCATTCCGCAGATAGTGGCGGAGATGGGTAAGGCGGCCAATTTGCAGACATACAAGCTGGTGAGGCTGGCACGCACGGAGATTAACGGCATCTATAATGAGGGGCGCCTGCGCGGGTATCTGAAGGGCGAGAAGGACTTGGGGCGCCAGTTCAACTACCGCCTGATAGTGATGCACGACAGGCGCACCTGCCGCGCGCATCAGGAACTTGCATCGCGCATACCGGGCAGGGGATTGCCGCTGAACGACCTGATAACAATACAACAGGAGATTGGTATTCGTCACGGTCTATCCTTAAAAGGACACTCTCTCTTGCATCCTAACCAGCGCACAGTGCTGGTGAGGGCTTGAATGGGATACAATCGGTGTCAGAAATGCTTGCGGGGTGCTATGACGGTACACGTTGGCACGCACGGATTGTGTAACGAGTGTGAATCAGAACGCGCATGGAATAACAGCAAGCGTGTGGCGGCCCAACAGCGTAACAGAAAGTACCGACACCAGATTTTCATGGAGAAGTCCGCGGAACTGAAGCGCCGTTTGAAGGAGGAATTTGGCGATGATGAAGATTAAGGTGCGCAACGCACCCAAGGTTGCGGAAGTGGTGAAGGACTTGCCGGAGATAATCAAGGAATCCCTGAACAACGCTATGTTCACTATGGGTACTGATATTCAGAAGGCCGCCTCGGAAAACCTTGCCCGGCCTTATCCCAAGGGGCCGAAAAGCAAGCGCAATCTTGCAGGAAGTGTCGAGATGTCAAGCGACCGTGCCGCCCGCCGTTACGAGATTGGCAGCCGTCTTGGCTACGCCAAGCACGTTGAGTTCGGCACCGGACCGCACACCAGTTCCAGCGGCAAGGACGAGTTCGAGAGAAGCCTGCGGGACTGGCACAGCTACGTCAATCCGGGCATCCCCTATGGTGCAGTCAAGGCAGCCATCCAGCGCCGCGGTCTTCCACCGCGACCGTTCCTGCGTCCTGCTTTCATGAAGGAACGCGACAACTTCCCCATCACGTTTGCTGATGAACTGATACGCCTGTTACCGCCTACCATCAAGTAATTCCGGAAAACCCCCAGCGCTTATTAATTCAGCGGTCCAATCATAGCCGTGGCAGTCGCCAATGACACGGGCTGGCAAATCTATCGGCCCGAGTGGTACAATAGCCGCGTGATGGAAACATACATCTCCTCACCTGTCGTGGATAAACAAGGCGACCTAATACCCACAAAGACCATCAAAGAAGCGATGGACTTCTATATGAAATACGGTGTCTATTCATATCGGCACGAAGAACAGCCGATTGGCCTTCCTCTGGGCTATAAAATTAAAGATGGTAAAATTAAGATAAGGGTCGGCGTTCACGACAAATTACCGATGCACGATAAAGTATGGACTGAAATAAAACAGTTCGGGCCTCACGGCGCCAGCAGCATCCGGGGAGAGGCTACTGACCAAGAGAAAGTTTGTTATTCGGAAGACGACTGCCACAACCGAATCAATGAACTGTCCCTCTGGTCTGTATCTTGGGTGGGCGATTCGCCCGCCAACCCGGATGCCAAGGTCACTGATGTATCAATGGCTAAAGAGGCCAGTGAGGACGTTTTGCACACATCGGCTGACGTTTTGCACACAGCCTGTGTGCAATGCGGCGGTGACGTTGAGAAGAAAATAGGGCGCCGTGGTAGCAAATGGTGCATCCTTCATCACAGGACACCGGGTAAAATCGGGAAACCGATACCGGGCGGCTGCCACCCATCCAAGGCACAGGCTGAAAATCACCACCGCGCCATCCTCGCGCGCCGTTACAGTAAGTCCAAGGCGCTTCTTTCAGACATCAGTAAGGAATTGCGTCTTTCAAAGTGCAATAAGCTGTTGGCACAAGTAACGACGATGGTCGAGAAAAAGCCAAAAAAGCCGGGCGGCATCGGGGCGCCGCCTGAAACGTGGTTTAACAACTGTCGGTTTAATGCGCGTAAGATAGGACGCTTGCCGGGCAGGCGCCAAGTGAGGGATGAGAGGGCGTGGTGCAGTGAACTGTGGTACAACCCCGGCCGTTTTGACCAGACCTACAACAAACCTGATGGAACCAAGGGCCGCACATCAGGGTATGAACTGCGCAATGCTGTTGGGCGTTCAAGCTGGAATCCGGGCAAACCAAAGGGCTAATTCCGGAAACTCTCTTTCATTTATATAATAACAGCTTCCTGAAGTGGCATGACTGGTTGCACTTGTGGCGAAACCGCCAAAGACGCTGATGCCGAGGATGTCAAGGTTGAAGCAGATACTGCGGAAGCGCTGGATGAACCTGTAAGCGATGAGGTTGTTGATAAGGAAGATGACCTTGTTAAAGACCTCGAAGATACACTCCTGAAACTCAAGGAAGTGCTTGCCTATCTGGAAGAGATGGCGGGCGGCGATGAGAAGCAGGAAGATGAAGAAGAAGAGGAAGCTGAGGAAGAGGGCGATGAGGAACTCCCCGCGGAAGACGAGGAAGAGAAGTCCGAGGAAGAGGACGAACCCGAACCCGCCGAGAAGGTGGATGACCTCGAAAAAGCCATCAGCACCCTGAAGAAGCACGGCCTCAACATCTATGCTGGGAAGAAGCGGACACCCGCACCCAAGCGTTCCACTCCTAAACCTACCAACTGGTCAGAGTTCAGCAAATCGCTGGATGAGATAGACAGAATGGCTGAGAAGGCGGGAAGGGGGTACTAAATATGGCAATGAGTTTCGAGGAATATGTGAACGCCTACTACGGCGGGCAACTGGGTATATCCAAGCGCTACGGTATCAAGAAAGCGGACGACCCGCTTGCGACCACTGATACTGGGTATTTCAACGCGATGTACGGCGCGGCTGTATTCAACCAGTTGAACACCAAGTCGGAGATTTTCAAGCTGCTTCCCAAGGAAGCGTGGACACAGAGTGGCTGGCGCGTCCTGACGGCACGCGGAACCACCACTGGCGGAGTGGCGGAAGGAGGGGCGTTCCCAGAAACGGATGTTCCCGACATCACCGAGGTAACTGCAACTATCAAGGAAGTAGTCACCCCGTGGGACTTAACAACCCGCGCGGAGTTCCTTGCTGAAGCGGACGATGGCGTGAAAGGTCTTGCGGCCTTCCTGCGCCGTGAACAGGCAGAAGCGCACTCCTACTACATTGACGCGATGTTGATGCAGGATGGCGACACTCTCGCAGGCAACAACTTTGAGTCACTCGACCGGGTTTGCACAAACGACGCTGCCGCGCAGCTGTCTGGATGGGATGCGGACGATGATGACATCTATAACATAGACAGGGATACTGGTTCGTGGCACCACGCGACTGTTTCTTACGATAACAGCGCTGACAGGGCGCTGACTTTGGCGATGATGGACACACTCGTTCAGGGTGCGCTGGAGAACGGTGTGAACTACGACGACCTTATCTTCCTGACTGGTCACGACACCCTTCAGGACATCAAACAGCTACTTCAGGCTACCAGCAACTCAACGTGGCGCTTCGACCTTGGCCCGATGGGACAGGGCAGCAAGAATGGTGTTAGTGCAGAGAGAGGAATGAACCTCGATGCGCGTGTCGGATACTACGACAGCATTCCAATCTTCGTAAGCCAGCACGTTCCGCAGGACACCATTTCCCGTGTGTACCTGTTGGATATGGCACACCTGAAGATGAGGATGGCAGCCCCGACAACCTATGTGTCTAACGAGGATTTGGGCGTACTCCAGAAGCTTGCCAAGGAACACGCTTTCATAACCGCTGGCGAACTAATCGCTACGAAGTTCAACACGCAAGGTCAAATCAGGGACTTGCAGTAGTAGTGATGAGGGCTAAATGGTTCTTATCACCAATCTTACTGACAGGTTCCTTCTCCGTAGGCTACCTGATGGGCAGACAGTCGCTTGGAATCCCGGCGAGTCTGTGGACATCAAGGACGAAGGCCGTAACAAAGGGTTTGCTGACCAGCTTTGTAAAAAATCCGCTTTTAAAGCCAGTGATAACATCAGCAAGGCAGACCACCTCCCGCAGCCTATCGTGGGCCGCAGACCGCGCCGCCCCGACTCCCCTGAAGAAAGGCAAAAAATAGGAGAGGCAAGGCCGAAGCGCCGCCGCAAGGCACCCAGCAAGGGCTTGAAGAAGAAGGCCAATGACCATCCCGGTATGATATGCGGTAAGGCGCATCCGGGTATGAAGCACGCTGACTGGATGGCGGACAAGAAGGGCAAGAAGGGCATCGGCATTGACCTCGATGGCGACGGTAAGGTTGATGTCGTTGTCGGGGGCGACTGATGGCTAATACAGTAACGAAAAAGAGAATAAGCAGTTCAGTCAAGACACAGCTTGTGGAGAATGATGCAACCACGTTGGACGGTTCAACATACGTTGCCATTATAGATGCGATTAATGTCGAGTCATACGACAGGGCTTCAATCCAAGTATTGTCTAACGATGAAGATGGAGGACTTACGTGCCAAGTGTGGGGTTCCTTGTTTGATACGGCAGCAGCTTTACCAGTAACAAACTCCAAATGGGTACAGATTGGAGATGACGTAGTAGTAACAGCCAGTTCAGGTTCTATGAAGTCTATCGCTACGACGGCGTTGAGGTTGCTTGCAGTTACGGTTAAAGCAACAGATGGTGCTTCTTCAACAGTTATTACTGCTGGCGATTGTAAGGTATTCTTACAAGGGACAATTTAGTGGATGCCGAAGGCGACTTTGGCCGAGATAGTTTTTAACAGGCTTTATGATGCCGCCTACGCCGCTTCGATAGAGGAGGCTGAAGGATAGATGGCCGTAAATACTTGGACTGGTGCAGTAAATACAGCGTGGAATAACACAGGTAATTGGTCCCTCGGCAGCATAGCGGGCGACGTTGCAGGGGATGACGACGTTGTAATAGCAAATGTAACAAACGACCCTGTGCTTGACACCGATTATACTATCAATTCTTTAACGGTTGAGTCTGGAGGA